ACGACTTGCGTCGCAACCCTTTGAATCTTGGTAGCAAGGGGCGGAGTCGAACCGCCGACCCCAGCATTATGAGTGCTCCCAGCAATTATAAGCACCTGATTTTAATAACGTGAAGCCGGACGCCCTCGCCCACAATGTCCTATGAATGCGCATCCTTGCACAGGGTGTGGCCACAAAATGCCCACAGTGATACTTTCCTCATCGGAACTCAGTTGGCTTAAAGCCATCTCAGCTCGATATATAGTAATGAGGATATATAGCGTGGCAGAAAGCAGCAGAGAAATTTTTCAGTCAATTTGTGAAAAGGTCAGAGATAGGAGCTTCTCTAGGGGACGCAGTGCGTCTCCCAGCGGCGCCGATTCTGTGGATAAATTAATTAAAGAAATTGCAGTATTCGCTCACTCAGAGTTCCCTAAAGTCGGGGCAGATAAAGAGGCGCTGGTCGAAAAAGTTCTCTCTCAATTTGAGAGAGAAAACTCTACCAAAACTTTGAAGGCTGATTTGAGCGCTTTCGCAGTCCGAGAAAAGACTTACTTCGATCAGCATCGCCAGCTCGCGAAGATTGAGCACGCGCAGGGACTCAGGAACTTGATCTGGAGAGCTGCCACCACATTTACGATCGCCTCAATTATCTTCTTTTTTTACTGGCTTGCTGGCTGCCTGGGAATATCAATGCCTCTATCCCGAGTTGGCCTGTAGACTCAGCATGGTATGTGCAGAGGCTAACGTTTATTCTTGACCCCAATGCGGGTGGACCACCAGACCGCTGAGTGCCATGTAATGCGAATAACCACCAACATGCTACAACAGCTCGAACAATCCATCGCCCCCGACGCAGAAGCAGAGGTGCGCATCTACGCTGGCGGCTGCGACGTGCGCGTGCGCTGGAACAAAGGGCTGCGTGAAGCGAACCAGAACATCGGCGCCCAGTCCCTGGCAAACCTTCAGGAATACCGGGATCGCGATATGACCGAAGCCTGGGGGCGGCTGATCAGGAAGTTCCAGGCTCTGAGGGATCAGCCGGGCGCATTGTCGTCGTCAAGGTAAACCCGGCCGTCATAGTTCACGGCCTGAACACTGCAGCGCTCCGCTCCGTTTGGGGTGACATCCTGAACCAGTGCCGGGAAGGTCCACTTCTCCGTTGTCCCGAAGAACACTTGCGGTGGCTCCTGTCTGGCGTTTACGTCCGGCCACGGTAGTGGAATGTCGGCAATGATCTGATAATCGTCGTCACCCTGGGTCGCCGGGAAGGGGCCGACCAGGTCGCCGTTCTCGTCACGGTAGGCGATGACGTGGTTCTCTCCATCCACCCATTCCATCGGTTCGGTCACCGTCACCAGCGCGCCGTCAGGGTGCTCCTGAATATCCCGCATGATGGTCGCTTTCCCGTAACCGGGAATGTCATCGATCAGCGGCACGTATGACAGGTAGCCGGAGTTGAGCGCGTCCAGTTCGGTCTGGAAGCTGTACGTCCAGCGGCGATACTTCTGCGCGCGGCGGCGGCGCATGCCAATTCGCCAGGCCCTGGTGCGATCGGTTACCCCATCGAGCTTCATCTTATCCAGCTTGATTCCCTGGTCACCCGGGAGCAGACACAGGACCGTCTCAGTCGTCCAGGTGTCGGAGTTGATGTACTCGACCTCCACGCCATCGAAGTCGTCTTGCCGCACTGTCTGGAAGCTGCGCTGCAGCGGGCCGGTCATGTTAGCCGGGGAATACGGCTGCTCGAACTGTGTCCGCGGCTCGTCCCGGGCCGGGGTCAGCAGGCCGCCCATGATGGTGAGCTCTGACATACCCGCTCGGAGTATCACGTCCATGGCCGTCTTGACGGTGGTCGCACCGAACTGGTGATCGAACCGGTCACCGCGGTTGTCCCAGATAGTGTGCAGCCGGTCGAGCTCATCCAGGTCGATATCGTCGTCGGTGTAGCCAACGGTCTTGGCGGTGTAGACCAGGGCGGCGGAAATGTCCCGAGTGGCCTGCGGAGCCGTCCAGCCCGATCCGTCCCAGGTGGGCAGCTTGCGCACCGGTATCAGATTGATCCGGTTATTCGACTGACTGCCGATCTCGTCCGTGCCCTCAATGGTGACCGCCAGCACGGTGATGCCCGGGTAACTGGTGACCGTTGGCAGGCGAGCCTTGAGCAATGTCCACTCGATGCGGTCAAGATCCGTGAGCTCGGTACTTTCCTCGGTCACACGGCGGACCCGAACTTCTGGCCGGATGCTCGAGCCCAGGCTGATCTTATACGAAAAGCCCAGCTGATCCCGGGTGGCGTTGTCGATGGTGTAGACCTGACTGTTCCAGGTAGTTTCACCAATCTCTCGCCACTGAATCTCGACCTGTCGCTTAGCTTCGAAGGGCACCACGGTGTCTTCGTCGATGAAGCCTTGGCCCTGCGGCAGGAAGAAATCCACTTCAATGAGGCTTGTGGTCTCGCCGTCCGGACAAGCGGAAAATGGCCCGGCCCATCCTTCGGATTCCGCCCGTGCAGATAGCAGCACGTCTGCAAAGCCGGATCCGCTGCCGAAGCCAGACCATCCTGTATCTTCAGCACCGGCAACAAATCGACTCAGCGAATAGCCATCGACCTGCGTCGGGTTTGCCGTGTCGTAGATGATGCTGTCAATCTGGTAGTCCACGTCATCCCGGCGCAGAAACACCAGGTAGGAACCCGCGGCCCAGCCGGTTACCTGCACGCCTTCCTGAAGCAGGGTGATATCGCTGCCGGATTTTGTCTCAACCACGAACACGCCGTTGGCTTCCGCCAGCTCGGTTGAGCGCAGGCGGATCGGGTCGCCTTCCTCGATGCCGGTCCAGTCGCCGGTCAGCGTCACCACATCGCTACCGTCCACGGTGACCGTCAGCGATTGGCGCTCTGAGATAGCGATGAAATCACCCTCAGCCCAGTCAGTTGGGAAGAACACCGAAGCACTGGTGGTGGTGATATCGGTGCCATTGTATTGCAGCTGGAGGTTCTGGATGCCTGCCGACAGGGACCGGGCCCGGTATAAGCGTATACCGCTGGAGCCGGTGGTCGATCCAACTTCGGGGGCGGTATACCAGTTCTGATAAGCCGGATGAGCTGTGACGCTGGCGCCGGGCTCGAAGAACTGGAAGCTGATGTTGTTGCTGAGCTGGCTGAACGGGGTTTCGCCGATCTTCAGGTTGGCGGTTTCGACGAGGTAGCTGCCGACACCCACGGACAGGAGCACGTCCTGAGCCTGCACCCGCGGGCTCTTGTAGTATTTCCGGGGTGCGTTGAGGTAATCCGGGTACCGGATATGCCGGCCAAGAACCTCTGGTATGACCTCGTTCAGGCGAGCGGTGTTGGCTTTCAGTTCTGCAGGAGAGAGGCGAGCGCCTTGCTGTCCCGAACCGCTCTGGCCCGGGATGTCGGGGATGAAGGAATTCAGTGCTGCGTTGCCGGCGCTGACTGATAGCGAAAAGAATGGGTTTACCAGGAACCCGCCAATGCTCTCGAACGCATCGCTGATGGCTCCACCCTGGGGGCGCACGCGGATGTCCACCTGATCATCGGCAGCGACGGTAACGTCCGACCAGAGCTCCGGATGTATCAGCTCGCCGTCGATCATGATGGTGACAGGCTGCACAGGGCCCGGCCGGTAGTCTTTAGTCTGCTCGGCCAGCCAATCCGACAGGGTGACGCCGGCGGCCTGATAAACCTCATCAGGCTTGCGACTGGTAACGCTTCCGTAGACCTTAATTGGCATGGTAGACGACCTTGGTGTATCGGGCTTCAAAGCGCCGGATGCTGGTAAGTTGGGGGCCGGTTTCTTCGCGGGTTTCGAGGATCATGGAGCGGCCGTCTACGCTGACCACCAGGCCGAAGTGGAGGCACAGCCGGCCACGCCAGGCGGCGGCCAGCGCTCCCGGGCGTGGAGCTACCACCGGATGCTTCTCCGATTCGGTAGACCAGGACCGGGTGAGCGACGCCTTGCTGTTCGCGGGGATTTCGCCATAAGCCGGAAGCAACGGTTTCCCGAACAGCTCGACCAGAGCCATTCGAGCCATTCCCCAGCAGTCCAGTCCGAACACAGTGCGACCCCCGTCCATGTACGGGATCTGGCGGAAGTCATCGAGGGTCATCCGATATACCGAAGCCCTGGGGCGAACTCGGCGGTGTAACGTTTGCGGGGCCACGAGGTGTTCAGGATCTCGAAGTAACTGGCTTCCACCTGAAGCATCAGCCCCTCGAACGTGCCGCCTACCATCGTCAGCTGAGCCGGCCGATAGGCTGGTGCACTGGTGTCGCTGGACAGATACTCCCGGTAGATCACGATCACCGGGGCGCCAGATTCCAGTGCGCCCTCGATGACCTCCTGAGCCGTGGCTGTGACGTTGGCAAAGGCGAACTTCAGAGACTGCTGGCCGCTGGTGTTCTTCGCGGGGCGCGCCAGATCCATGTGCGTGCCGAGGAACGTCACCGTCTCCTCGGTTTCCAGCGTCAGCTCGTGGTCTTCAAACTGTGCACAGACCCGGATCGGATCGGCGTCGGCCGGCTTGATTTCCAGAGTTCTGATCAGGACCTCATTGGTGGGCGCGCTGGCGTAGACTTTCTGAAGCGTTGTCATGATCCAATGCCGTAGTGGTCGGAAAGAGATTCGATAAACCCACGAAGCTCAGGCAGATGGTCTTTTAATACATCGCCCTTCCAGAAATGTTGCTCAAAAAGCCTTAGAGTCCCTGTTGAACTTCCTGCAGTGTCTCCATCAACTCCGTTAAGATTGCCCAGCCTTACCCGTGGTTGCCCTCTCATTCCGATTAACAAGCCAGTATTTGTATTTGACGCAAGAGCCGCACTTTCTTGCACCGTAGTGCCGTCTTGGGTAATCCGTGATTTTCGGTCTTGCTGGTTCCGTGACCATGCAAAAATAGCGATTTGATTGTTTGGAAAATTGCTTTCCGTCTGAGCAAGAACAGATGATCCTCCGTCAACTGTCAGCCTTGACTGACTCGATATGTAAAGCGCCGATATTTTTGGATTTGCCGCAAGACTTGCGGAGTCTCCAAAGATGTAGGGGGTGAACGAAGATCCGTCTGAAGTCACGTAATTCATTTCTACAACGATCAGTCCGGAGCCCGCCCACGGGCACTGGTGGGAGAACTGCCAGTGGTTTTGATTGTCGAGGAAAAGCCCTCGACGGTTTCTGTCACCTCTCGACTGGAACACAGGCGTGCCGTTGATTTTTTCAACAAAATTTCCGAATTTGTCACCACACGCAAGATCGCGGAAGTGCTCATTCTCTGCGTCAAAAAACTCGGGAGCATCGCTAAACCTATGGCCTTGTACATACCCCGGTACGTCATATGCAAATTTCATTAAACGGCCCTCGCGTCGATGGTCTGTGGCTGCGCAAAATCTTGAATAGTGAATGTGTGGTCAAGTATGGACTTCCGGTTAAACTCAGCGGATCGAATCTGGCTGCCCGGCAAATTGTTACTACCCGAAGAGAGGGCGGCGGGTATGGTCTGGGAAGCAATTCTCAGCGTCTGAGCCGTCCCAACAGGAGAAGACGCTAGGGTGAGAACTGCTTTGCGCCCCTCTATCGCGATTCCTGTGATTTGTATTTCTGATCCGTCGTCGAAAAACTCAAAACCAGCGAGGGCGAAGCTGGCGTTTAGATTTGTCCCGTAATCGGCCGTAAGATCGCGCTCGATTTCCTTGTTAAAGGTCGCGCTTACCGTTGCCCCTGACCACGATGCGTCCACCATCTGAAGACACTGGAACCTCTTTCCCGAATCTGCGATGTCCCGCATTACGAATCCGGCTTGTTCGCCTTTCATTCGGTATCCAGCTTCCTCGGCATGAACGCGATCAACCTCGTGCGGGTATTGATAACGACCGCCCAAAAGCATCCCATTCTCTAAGTCCTTTGAAAGACGTCGGATGGCATTGGCAACACCGCGAGTTTCGGGGCTCACTCCAACAATAGGATTGTGAAAAAGCACGGGCGCAGAGTAGGCCGGCCTTTCCATTGCTGCGGCGGCCAGAGATTGGCACTGTCGATAATACGCAAGCCCGTCCTCATAGTATTCGGTCTCGGAAGCGCCGGCAGCAGCGTCTGCTTCGCCATGATCGGTGTAGAAAAAAACCTCTGGCGAATAGCCGGCATCCCGCGAAATATCGCAGAGTCTTTGGCATAGGGCTTGAACATTTCCTATTGGGACCCCCCGAAGTATATCCAGTGACCTCGCGCCTATCGCGGCGGAGGCAACATATGCCCGCCCATAGTTTGTGCCCAGAAGCCCAATCGCTACCCCGCTGCACGGAGTTTCGCCTGTGCCTTCTTCATGCACAACGGCGCTTGCGACATCCGTGTAATTTGTCGTCCACTCGGCGTTAGTGGAGTTGAACGCATAGTACGCGGTCGCATTGCCGCCCACTGGCATGAAAACGTCGGGTGAGACTGTTCCGGAAATTGAAGTTCCTCTTGGTGCGTTATTGGACTGCCCCAGCAGGATGACAACTGCCGCTCTTTTTTGGCCTTGTTCCTGGAGCTCTCGAGCCCTGAGCCATTCGTTTTTTCTGGCCAACAGCTGCCCTGTGTAAAAGCTGTCAACAAGTCCTGCGCTGGGGTATCGCGCAACCTCTACAGCTGTTGCCGCGTCGTTCCTGTACCTGACGATTTCATCGCCCTCAACGACTTGGAACTGTTCGCCGTCTACGGTGCCGGCAATGCCCGCTGCAGTGTCCGTGTATGCGTCAGAATTCACAGTCGCGGCATCCGCAGCTGTTTCCGCCCGATCAGCCTCGGCGGCCGCCAGTGGCACTTGAGCAGCAGCCCGATCAGCCTCCTCGACAGCGTTGTAATAAGCATCGATCGCAGGCTGACCGCCATCAAATACCTGCTCCATGCCTTTCAGGGTCAGGCGGCTTTTGCCGGTCCGATCGTTGAACGTGGTGCCCTCAGAGTTCACCGCCTCATCAAACGCCTGAGAATTGTCGGAACGGTCCCGAGGGTCCGTGCTGGGAACGGGATTACCGGTATTGAATCTGGTCATTGATCAGCTCCTAAGCCTCGGGCCAGTCCTGGTTCATGGTGGTATCGAAAATCGATGTGTAGAAAATATCGTCGGCGCCAAACTGGTACTCGAGCTCGGAGACCACAGGGCGCTCGAAGATCTCGAACTCGGCGGTGTATCGCCAGTAGCGGGTGCCGACCAGCTGGGGGCCCTGGTACATGCCGGTGAATCGGCATTCGTAGTCCTCCTGGCCCATGGGCGAGTCCAGCTTGCAGTTGAACCAGTCGGTGCCGTCGTTGATCTCGTGTTTGAACCAGCCCTCAAAGAGCTGGGCCTGGGGATCGGTCAGCAGGAAAGAGACCGGCACCATGGACGGGACGCTGGTAAACATGCGGCGGGACTTGGCCCGGCCATTCGCCATATCGGTTCGGGCGAAGGGTGAGACGTGGTTCAGCTGGTAGCCTTCCCGCAAGGGTATAGGCAGGTAGCTGGGAAAGTTGATGCTGGTTGCCATTAGCGGCCCTGCCTCCGTAGTCCATAGACTGACTCGTAGGCCTTAGCGCCACGGCCACCATTGAGAGCATCGGCGACCATCACATCAATCACCCACTGGCCATCGCCGTTTTGTCTGGCACTGACCATTCCGGCCTTTTCGGGATTCTCAGTGATGTTCACGATTGGGGCTCCACCGCTATTGCCGCCCCGCATCTTCTCAGAGGACAGGAAGGCGTCTAGATTGTCTGCTTGAGGCGCGCTCAATACCCTTTCGTCTTTGTCTAACAACCAGGTTCCTTCTGTGGGGATGCGGTCAATGCCGTCGTGGGCCATGCCGGTCACTGAGACGGCCTGGATATTTCCAACGATGCCGGCGGTGGCAGCTGCAACCGAAGCCATGGCTGCAAGGTTCGCGGGCCAGGGAACCGCTGCGGCTTGGGCGATGCCTGTATTTATTGCGACGATAGACTGAGCGATAGCCGCAGCCTTTTGGACCGCGAACATGGTTTTATAGAGCGCGGATTGCTCACCCGCGAACTGACCTGTTACGTCCGCCAACGACCCAAACAGGCCCTCGGCCCCGGCGAGGATTAGAGCTTGTCGCTGCTGTTGCAGTCTGGCGTCCTCATCCGCTGCCTGCTGCCTTATTTGCAGAAGCTCCTCCTGCATCTGCCTCTCGGATTGCAGCTTCAGGTGGTCCGCCTCCATCTTGCTGATGGCGTCGGCTTCATAGAGCGCCTGGATTTCGTCGTTGCGCTCTCCGTAGAGCCGCAGCTCTTCCTGCTTTTCGGTCTCAAATGCTTGGCGAATTGAGTCCACGCGCTTCTGGTAGTCTTCTTCGTCGCCTCCGGAGCCGCCGGGGAGGGGCTTGCCAACATTGAGGCCGGCGGCTTCTTGTATCTTTGCCAAGGCCTCCGCTGATTCCTCGGCTGCTTCACGGGCCTCAAATACAAAGCGCTTGAACTGGTCACCGGGCAATGGCTTCGCTAACTCAGCGGTCAGGTCAGAATTGATCGTGGCTATCTCGCCCTTCGTGCCGTCGATAAGATCCTGAACCCCCCGACCCAGATCTGAGAGCCCCAGGTATTCAATGTCGGCGCCGAATGCATTCAGAGTGGTGATGAGCTCGTTCACTGCGGCCGTTGGAATTTCAACAATCTCGCGGCCGATCTCAAGGAAGCCGTTGCGGATCTCCAGCGCAAATATATCGAGAGCAGCCTGAGTGCGGAGAAACTGGCGGTCCATCTTTGAGACGCCGTTCACCGCCCCCGCCGATGCCTCGATGACCATGTTGAATGCGTCCGCAGTTGCCTCGCCAACGCCACCGGCATCTTTTGCATTCTGCACGAACATCTCGGATATGCCGGATAGGATCGGCGCCACCTGAATGGCCAATTGCTGGCTAATGGAGTCGAACACCAAGCCGGTACGGGCAAAAGCATCGTTCGCCTGTTCGACCTTTATGGCGTCTATGGTGCTCACGGCCAGGCCAAAGTCGTCGACCTGCTGTCGGTAAGCGCGGATCGCGTCTCCGCCTTGGAGGAACATCTGCGCTGCTTCTTTTTGCTCAAAGCCGAGTTGCTGGGCGTAACGGGCGGCCTGCTGAGCTGAGGCGCCAGATTCAACAATGGCGTCAGCAATGCGTGCCAGGCGCTCGTCGGCATCCAATCCGGACAGTTCCTGCAGATTCAGATTTAGGGCTTCGACGGTTTTCGAGGCCTCACCTGATCCATTTTCTGCAGCCCCCAAACGGCGGTTGAGCCTGGCCAGGGACATCTCATAGCCGTCAATGCCATTCTCTGAAAACGCCAGATCCAGCGCAGTCACTGAGTCGAAGGTTGTATCCAGCGACCGTGCCAACTTGTTCTGGGCATCTATGCCTTGCAAGCCGTTCTGTGTGAGCTTGATTGTGGCAACGCCCAAACCGGCAATGGCGGCACCTGCGGCAGCAGCTGAAACCTTGAGACCGCGTTCAAGCTGCTGCCCGGTTTGCTTAAGATTGCCCTCTACTTCTTTGCGCCATTTCTGTGAAGCCCGCTCTGCCTTGGTCATGCCCTGCGTAAAACCGCCGGTCTGAGCAACAATATTGAGCGTCAATGTTCCCAACGACTTTTTGGACACGCTTTCCTCCGGGCATAAAAAAACCCGCTCAGTGGCGGGTTGTTTGTTCGCGTTATATTTACTGTCAGACTGGCTGTGAAAATATCAGCCAGATAACTAGCAGCGACACGGCAACAATTGCGGCCCTGGCCGGCCAGCCTTTAACGAAATGCTTGAAGTCAGATTGATGGCTTCCGCATTTTGGGCAAACGGAAGTTGATGCAGATATTGGGTAACGGCAATCCGAGCAGTTTATATTTTCCATGAATTAGACCTCTCAGTTTTTAAGTCAGTGTAGCAAGCTGATGCCGTTCGTTCATGGCGAGCTTGAATCCGCTCACGACTTTTCAAGGTCTGGAAATAGATCAACAACCCGGTCGCAAATCTCCCCCTGCTCTATAGGGGCGCTATCGCCTTCTTGGTCGCGCTCATCGACAAGGTTCGCGTAGGCTTCTCGAAACTTCTTTAGAGAAGGTTTTTTAATATCGTATTCCTCACGACCCTCCGATGACTGAAGATATTCCACTGCGCTTTTGAATTCTTTCCATTGGCCAGCTTTTTCATGCTTTGATTCAGCAAGACTCCGCTCAAAATTCCAAGACTCCTGTCGCGTCAAACCGCGTGGCACCCGCTGTCCAACGAATGAATAAATCTCCTTTTCTAAAGGTTTGGCCGGAAGCTCTCGCGGAATGTAATCAATCTTTACGCCGTAACATCCCTCGCTCCCCTTCAAAGACCATCCGCCTACTATCATAGCGTCGGCCTTGAGAATGAACCCTTCGGAATTCCGGAATAAAACCTGATCCTTGGCGTCTTGTTTCGATAGGTATCCAACTCTCTGATCGCCAATTACAACGGCACAGGCGTTTTTATCGTGTGGGTTGTTCGGCTCATGTACGATGAAAGCCTCGCACTTGAACCTTTTCGACTTCTCCTCCTTAGCGCCTGCGATGGCGATAAGAGCATCCTGATAATGCGACTCACCGACAATATTGAAGGAATAATTTCCGTCGCCTTCAATTTTGGTCGCTGAGCTTGAATCTACTCGAACAGACGAATTGCCCGAAAGCGATGAATTGCTGTTCTTAGGTGAGCTGCTTTTAGCTTCTTCCTCGCTCCGAAATCCATTAATCACTGCAGCAGCAAAGAAAATGCAAGCAGCGCCTAATAGCCAAGCTACAGCGCCCTCTGCAAACCACCAAGCAACCCCCAATACAACGGAGAGCAAAATACCGGCAATCATGTTGTCCTCCTTTTTTAGGACAACACTAGCATTGCGATCACGTTGGAGGCACTCAAAAGCGAAAAACAGCGCTCAACTCCAGCTTTCCATCGCCTCTTCCATGGAAAGCACCGGTTCCTCGTGATGTGGCGCGAACTGATAAAAGCTGACCGGCTGGCTGTCTTTCTTCCGGTGGGTGTTGGAGAGGATGGTAGAGATCAGGGCTGTCCCGCGCTCAACCCTCATGCCGAGGTTCAGGCTTCCCTTCTTGCGCCTGTATTCCACCCAGTCCAGGAATTCGACATAACTGATTTTGTGCTGAGCTTCAGCGATGGTTCTGCCGCCGATCCCGCACAGCACCAGTTCGTGCCAGACCTCGCGCTCTTCGGTCAGCTCTCCGTCTTTTTTCCGTTCACCTCACCGATAACGCGCAGCAGCTCCATGGTGATTTCACCACTCAGCGGGCCGCGTTCCGGATCGGCCTCGCCAGTGATGTCGCCCGGAGTGAATACCGGCGTGCCATCCTTGTGGCAAATGGCGGAGGCGATGCGCCCAGCCACTGCGTCCGACTTCGCATTGATCGACCTGATGTCAGAAACTGCGGAGTAATAGGACAGCTTCCGCACATAGACGGTTGCGGTCTTTTCCTCCTTGCCGTCCTTCTTCAGGACAATCTCCTTCTCAACCGGGGCGCCGGTGAAGGCGCCCATCTCATTGAGTGAATCGATAGTCAGATTCATGCTGCAGCCTTCTTCACCCAGCGAGCGCCACCAGTGCGGCGAATGCTCACTTCGGATTCAACCAGGGCGTTGGTCTGGAAGTCGAACGGGAAGTCAGAGATGTAACCGCTCATCGCGAACCAGGTGCGGGTGTCCGGCAGGACAAAACCGTAATCACCCAGGGTGGCGGTAGCGGTGGCACCTGTGCCGGCGCCGGAGTCAGTGATCGTGACGTCAGGGGCGGCGGTGTAGCCAGAGCCGGGGTTGGTCACGGTGATTGCCGTCACGGCGCCATCGACAACGGTAACTGTGCCTGTGGCGGCCTCGCCCGCCTCGTCTTCCGGATCGGAAAAGGTAACTGTGGTGGTGGACTGGTCGTAGCCTGAGCCGCCATCCCCAACTGTCACAGCGCCAACTTCCTGCCCGAATCGCGGCAAAACGGTATCGTCAGACCAGCCAACAACCCAGTCGAGGGTCGGAGACGGGTTCAGGCGCGACAGGTTCCACATGGTCATGTGGCTGTCGTATTCACCATCCGGCCGGATGCCGAGGGATGCGGTGCCAGGGTTTCGCATGCCGGCCTTGTATTCCATCTGATCACTGTCGAGGCAGGTGTCATCGAGTTCGCCCGCCGGATCGCCGCCGGGATTAAAGCTGGTAGCACAAGCGACTTTGACGACTTCAGGCGTCTGGCCGGTGGTGTCCAGAAAGAATACGTGGGTGCCCTGTGTGAGCTTGCTCATGGTTCAGTCCTCTCGCGGGTTTCAATAAAAAACCCGCTCGGTGGCGGGTTGTTTCGGGTTGATCGGTTATCTGGGAACGTGCCAGTCCAAGTCGAATGAATAGCGCTTGTGCTTGGTGTCGGGGTCCGTGCCATCGCCGCCCCACCGGGTGATGTGGGCGTGTGGCTCGATGGCGTCACGCAGGGCCTCGGCGGCGTTACGTGCTGCGGTCACGGTAGTGGCGTACACATCGATCTGCAGGCTGAATGAGTCCATGTCAGGCAGGCCGCTGATGTAGTTCTCTGGCATCCCGCCAATGCTTTGCCAAACAGCGTAAGGCAGCGCAACGCCTTGGGGTGCTTCGCCGAATGGATAGAGTCGGGTTGGGCCTGCACCGAGCAACGCTGTGACGCCAGCGGCCGCTGCGCATACCTGGAAGATTGGGGGAAACATTATTTGCCACCGCCAAGTATGTCTTTGATGAACGCATCAACTTGAGGGCTGCGAGGCGGTACGACTGTGACCGACGCACGGATACCCTCGAGATTGCGGACATCCTCGACGATCATATCGAGCCGGGCCTGGATAACCCCGTTCGGCAGAATCTCAATGTTGCAGCCCGTCACTCCGTTAATCTCATGACCCTCGTCGGTGTAAAACCGCGTATCTCGGCCGCTTTTGGCGCCTTTGCCTTCTGGCAGAACGATCTTGATTGTCATGCAGTCGCCTTCTTTTTTGCACGCCTCAGCGCGCGGTCGATGCTCTTGCCGTATTCCTTCACGAAGACGCCAACGGCTTGCTGGCCAGCCTGATTCGGAACTGGCCGGAAGATCGGTTGCGCGGCGGTCTTCTCGGTACCGAATTCCAGAAAGCGCCAGTGCCGGGTGTCGCCGCCCGGATTGTCCGCCAGCGAGGCCGAATCAGCGCTGCCACCGGCGCCACCGAGCACACCCACGCGGAACATCATGTTGCCGGTCTTCTTGAACGTGCGGCCAGACCAGCGCTCAACGATGTTGGCCGCGATGTTCGCAGCACTTCGGGGATCGTCCACGCGCTCGGCATTTGAGCGGGCCTGATCGCGCAATACTTGGGCTGCACGTCGCAGGGCGAAGCGGCCGCCCTTGCGCTTGATGTCGAACTCCACTGCTTCCAACTTGCCCAGAAGCTCTGGCAGACCGGTCATGTCATAGCTGACGCCATCACGTGCCATCGTTTACGCCCTCGCTGTAGGGCAGGGTCAGCCACTCGAGCCCGCTTTCGTTGTCCTCGAGCACGCCCTCGATGTTGAAGACTTTGCCGCGGTAAAGGATTCGCATCGTGGCATCGACGTCATCGCGGTACCAGATTTGGAATTCGCCGGTGATCTCGGACTGGCCAGCCTGCGATTGCTTGAACTCGCGGGCACTGGACGGGCGTTTATCTGCCCATACTGTGGCGACGGGCTCCCAGCCCGGAACCATCTCGCCGGTTACCGGGTCCTGGGTTTCGCCCTCCGGGCGCTGGATCGTGATTCGGTGACGTAGCTTGCCAGGGTAAAGCGGCATCAGTAGGTCCAGCCCTTGCGGTTAATGGCGATCAGGGACTGGGCCGCCATGGGAATCTCGGTGGCAATGGTGCCGAGATTGACCGCTGACCGGTTCGTAAACCAGTGGACGACCAGCAGGCGAATCGCCTGGCGTATCGTTTCGGGCACATCTTCGGGCTCAGGGCCGAATCCAGCTACGAAGGTCACAGTGATCGCGTCAAGGCGATCGTAAACGCCGGGCCAGTTAACGTGATCCTTCGGCTCAATGTACGCCCAGTCCTCATCGCCGTGAAAATAGAAATCCTCGACGGCGAGGCTCTGAGTCTGGTTTTCTGCGTCGTAATAGGTGATTGATTGAATCGACTGCACCGGAGTCACAGGAAGGTGAATTCGGTAAAGACGATCGGGCAGGGGCAACGACAGTGACCAGGTTTGCGTGATCAGAGCCTTGCCGATCACTCCATTCGGAACGTCGAGGTAATCGGTGGCAGCAGCAATCAGTGATTCGATCAGCGTATCTTCAAATTCGTGATCGACCCGGCAATCAAGCTTTGCGTCAGTCAGCGTCACTGGCTTCTTTGCTGGAGCGCTCACACGCTTGAGAATGTGCTGCCTCATGGCTTAATCCTTGACGGCTTTCTGTGAACTGGCTTTTTTTGTAGCGGTTTCTTTCTCGCTTACTGCCTCAGCCTGACCGGCTTTGATCATGCGAGCGCCTTCCTTCTCGCCAACTTCGACAACCGTTCCGGCGCTGTCAGATACACGCCCACCGGCGCGGCTTACAGTGAGTCGAACCTTCATGTCAGATCCTCCGTTCAAAGGGCGCCCCGGGAAGGGCGCCCTGAATCAAAGGCCGCTCGATTAAGCGGCGGCGTGGACGAGGTGCTTGATGGCGCCGGTGTTGACCAGCTCGGAATCAAAGCGCTTGAAGCCGATCATGCCAACCTGGAAGCGCTCTGCGTAACGCTCGCGCAGGGTCATCACTTCGAAGCCGCGAACCTTGCGGACCAGGAACTTCGACATATCACCGAAGATGATCGGCTTGGTGCCAGCAGCGGAATCCGCCATGGCCTGGTTAACGCTGTAGGGCTTACCCTGGAAGGTGTCGGGCTCACCTGAGCGGACGTCACCCATCTGCCACAGGTAGTTGCCCTGGCCATCCTTCAGCTTCCGGATAGCGGCCAGCGTGGTGTCGTTGAACATCCAGCGGCAGCGCGGAGACTGGCGATAGGCCGGGTCTACGGAGTGGAAGAAGTTGATCAGCTCGTCCGCGGTGAACGCGGCAGTGCCTGCGGTCTCAAGACCTTGAGTGGATGCAGTAACGATGCCGTGAGGTTGACCAGAGCCGGTGCCGGTGGTCAGGATCTCATTTGCGGTGCGACCCAAGCGCTCGCCGAACAGCTCAGTCATCAGCGCCTCGATGTCGAAGGCCGAGTCCTGCAGCAGCTCAAGCGGAACCTTGACCATGCCGGTGTCGTAGATGAACGCATTGAACATCTTCTCACCGAACACGACGTCATCAGTGCCGTCATCATCGACCGCCGCGTTTTCAGCCTTGAGTCGGCCGCGCTGGGCGGTGTCATCAACGGTGGGATACGGCAGCGGGTTACCTGTTGCGGTGTTCAGCTCCTGAACAATGCCGCCATCCCACATCGGGCCCCAGAGTGCCAGGGCCTTGTCGATGGTGCCGGCAAAGCCCTCGGGCACGGTGTAACCGCCAGCACTGTCAGTGCCAACAGATTGGGCCCGGACTTCCTGCGGGATGTTGGCGCGGCCAGAAAGCAGAACCTGACGCTCTTCAGCATCCAGGGATGCAGAGCCAAAACGCAGGGACTTGGTGAACACTTCCTTGTATTCAGGAGTCTTCTCGTGATCTTCTGCAGCGGCGCGCGCCTCCTCGTGAGAGGGTGACGGGCGGCGGGGATCGCCGGCGGTGGCGCGGCTCTCTGCTTCCTCCAGCTTTTCAGCCCGTGCAGCGCGCGCGGCCAGCTCGTCGTGATCGGCCATGATGGTGTCGAAACGAGACTCGATTTCCTTGGCCTCAGATTCACTGGTCTTGTCGGTGATCTTGTCGAACTCGGCGCGGGCGTCGGTGGCCAGTTTAGCCATGCGTTCCCGCAGTTGGATTGCTTCAGACATAGTAGGTTTCCTTTGTGTCTGGTGTGCCTTGCCCAAGGGCAGCTGAAGGGCGGCCAGAAGCGGGAACCGCTACTTGGCTGTTGACTCTGCGAGAGTCAATTTCATGTGAAGGCGGGACCTGGTTACGTTGGCCGCCTGGTCAGTTGAGTGGTTTGCTTGCCGGTGCTCCTGGAGGCTGCGAAGGCCGATTTCTGTTCCGCCATATGCGGGGCTGGTAACAATGGAAACATCGGAGAGCTCTGCCTTGCGGATAGTTCGGACAGGAATATCGCCGGTGTCATCCCACTCTTGCACCTCCGGAAAAAACGCGAAGCTCATCTTGTCCAGGTCGCCACGCTTCATTTTCGGGACGATGGCGCGAACGTCCGGGTCCTCCGGGTCCAGCTCGGATTCCATGTAGAGCCCGCGGCTGTCTTCTCGAAGAGTCAGAGTTCCAGAGCGAGTGCGCGCCATTGGCAGGCCGGCGTGGTTGATCAGGAACACCACGTCATCACGGCCGATGGCTTCCTGGAACGCCCCGGGCGCGATGACCTCGCGGAACATGCCGCCGATGTCAGCTTCCTCGTTGAATACAGCGGCATAGCCGGAGACCTTGATGGCCTCGCCATCCATGCGGATTTCAACCGGCTTGCCGGCTCGGATTTCATGCTTCATTGGTCTCTCCGTTTGACTCGGCGGGTGCGATCGGTTGCGATCCGAGCGGCACGGTGGCGCCTTGGATCATCAGTTTGTTGCCCTCGTCCATATCGGGGCGGTTCTCTTGCCGGCGCGCCTCGTTGGGGGTGAGCACGCCGTTCTGTATGCCCTGGGCATAGCCTTCCATGCGTGTCTTGAAGTCGCCTCGAAGCAGGCCGTCCAGGTTGAACTCGACGTAGAATTCATTTGTCAGCTTGCCGAATAGCTTCAGGTTCATCTCTTGCTCGACCTGCTCCACCCACCGCTTGATGGTGTGCTTCACGAAATGCAGATCCTGCTGTTCCGTGTTGCTGAACGTTCCGTGGCTGAGATCCTGGAGGAATGTCGGAGGTAGTGAGTAAATCCGGGCGTACTCTTCGATCAGGAAGCGCTTGAGCTCAACGAGCTGAGACTTCTCTGGGTCGATGCCGATGCTCTTGATCTCATGCCCGGTCGGAAGCGACAAGGCAAGGCGCTGCTCTTTCGCTGCAGTGCGGATCGCGGACTGAAGGTCGTCGGATGCTCTCTTGAGCGCGGCGCCAGATTCAAAGTTGCCTGTGATCATGAACGGAGGAACGCCGCCGTTCTGGAAGAGTTTGCTGCCGTAGTTGGTCGCGGCAATGCCCAGGCCGATCGTGTCTTTGTTGGAGAGTATTGGGCTTCGACTGGTGATCATGTCGGCATGGAGGCTGAACGGAATATCGATGATCTCGTTCGCCAGATACACGATCTCTTTCCGGCCCTTCTCCTTGTAGCGGTAGACCTTGCGTCCGCCGCGCATCTCGATCTTTACCTGCTCCGTGTTGAGTGGCCACAGGTTAATGATCCGGCCGGCTGCGTTGCGCTCGATGAATGTCAGGGATCGGCCGCCTGTAAAGACCTGCTCAAACGAATACTTCCGGGCGTCAAAGCTCGACGTCTCATCATTCCACGAGTCATGAAGGATTGTGGCGAGAGCGTTTTCTACCTTCTGTCGGCCGCTCTCGGTTTTCTGATAGAGGTGCAGAGGAAGTCCTGCCATCGTGCCGCTAATAAAGTTCACAGCCGCCCAGATGGCAGGTATGCCCATCGCCTTCTCGATCGTGACGTTGACGCCAGAGGCGCTGGTTCCGCCAGCGGCTCCGAGAAAATCGATGATGGCTGCCGAAGAGATCGGCACCCTGGGATCTTCCACGGATGCCCGCTCCTCCGGGTCTGCTTTTTTGCGATTCCAGAAGGCCATGGTTTATCCCAATATTGAAAAGTTTTCGTCTTCCCAGGGCGATGCCGGGGTGCTTTCATCGGTTTGCAGAATGGCGCGGTTCAGGCCCATGATCAGACCGACCACACCGTCGATCTTGCTCTCGGGCCGCTCTTTGTTCGGATAGGTGTTGTCCTTGGCGTCGATCTTCGCCACGACGTTGGAAACCATCCAGGTGAGGGCCGGGCAGTTGCCGTGGGCCAGACGCTTCTGCAATACAAGCTTCTCCAACTCCTTCATGGGCTCGCTCATGTTCTGCACTGTCTGGCGAACCTCGACCATCGTCAGGCCTTCGGCTTCCATCTCTTGGGCAAGCTGTGTGGCCTGCCACGGGTCGTATCCGACTTGCTCGAGGTCGAAGCGGCCGGCGAACTCCCGGAGATCGTCCTTAATCACCTCGTAGTCGATCACTTCACCATCGGTCAGCGTCATGATTCCCAGGGCATCGAACTCCATGTAGCGGCTGGAGTTGCTGTCCATGTGCTCGAGCACCCGGGCTTCCGGCAGGTAGTACCGACCGTGGACGTGCCAGTACGGGTCACCTTCGACTGGAGGGAAGATCAGCATCGTGGCTGCGACGTCGATCTTGCTGGCCAGGTCCAGGCCGATAATGCAGCGCCGGCCCTCGAGCTCCGCCAGCGATTTCCGGGCCGGCTGCTCTTGCCACTTGATCATGTTCATCCAGGCTTCCTTCGCGCCGACCCATTCGTTCAGGTGCTTGGTGCGGAAGGTGGCCTGCTTCGATGTCGACTGCATGGCTTCGCGTTGCCGGGCCTGCAGGAAGTCCCCAGAGATCGAGACGCCATAGTTCGGGTTCGCTTTGCGAAGCACGTCCTCGCTGGTCCAGTCGTCGTCCTTGTCGATGGTGTAGAGCATTGCCCACAGGTCATCGCGCTGGATGGAGCCGTCGAGGGTTCTCTCGCAATCCCGAACCAGCTGGTGGCAAGGCCCGCCAATACTTGAGCCGGCCGTGGTGATGATCAGCATCAGCGGTTGCTCGCGGGCGCCCATCCCGGTTTCCATCGTGTCGTAGAGCGTGCTGTCATTGTGCTCGTGGTACTCGTCCACGATCGCGCAGCTGGGCGACGCACCGTCACCAGGCTTTCCGATCACTGGCTCGAAACGGCTGCCGTCTTCCATCCGCACCAGGTTGCTGGCATTCACATCGATACCGAAGTGATCCCGGAGGGCAGGGGTTCTCTCCGCCATCAACTTGGCCGGGCGGAAAACCTCCCAGGCCTGCTTCTCGGTCGTGGCGCCGGAGTAGATTTCCGCACCGAACTCACCGTCAGCCGAGAACATGTAAAGGCCGAGGCCGCCGCCGATGATCGACTTCCCGTTCTTCCTGGGGACGAAAACCATTACGGTCCGGAACCGCCGCGACTTATCCTTCTTGCGAATCCAGCCAAACGGGATGCAGATGGCGAACAGCTGCCAGGGTTCCAGCTTGATCAGCTCGCGTTTGCTGGCCCACTTACCCTTTGTGTGGGGCAGCAACTGCATGAACCTGGCGACCTTCTCCGCCAGCGCGGGATCAAACTTGTATGGGTACACCCGCTTACGACTGGCCTTCTTGTCGTCAAAGTGCCTTTGGCAAGCGAGCTTTATCCATTTGCAGGCCGGGATCTTGCCGGCAATGATGGCGCGTGCGTAATCCTCCGCCTGTTTGACCAGCGGATACTTCGGTGCAGTTGCCATTACAGTGCCGCGAACGGATTGCCCTGGGGCTTCTTCTTGGCAGGGCCCGCGACTTTTGCCCGGTCAGCCGGCGTCATACCGAACTTTCCGAGCAGGGTTTCCAGGCGCACCAGCTTTGTGGCCGGGAACTCCACGGGGTCCAGCCGGAACTGGTTGAGCAGGATGCAGCAGATTTCCAGACTGAACCGGTCTGCCTCGGTAATCACTTCCTTCGGGGCCGCCTTGACGATTTCTTTCCAGACTTCGCGCTGAGCCGCGGACAGATGCGCTGGCGGCGATTTCAGTTTCGCCGTGTCCGGATCTTCCCTTTCGCGCTGAGGGTCCTTAGCGAACGCCCCCTTCATTTTCAGCACGTTTGTAGGGGTTCTGGGTCGGGCCATTGCTCATTTTCCGGAGTTTGAATTTTGCGGACGTAAAAAAGTGACTGAGGGCGCGGTCTAGATCGGGAAGGCCTGGAAACTTTCGCCTACCCCCCGGGGTGCGCGCGTCCCCTTCAGCCTCTGCGGGAGCTTCTGTGTGCCCGGATACGCTCGAACAGGACATCCACCGCCTCTGGCCTCATGCGTTCAATGAAAGGGATCATGGCGCCTCTCGCGCGGTTGCAGTTGTTGCAAGATAGGACGAGGTTCGCCGCATTGTTGTTGCGCTTATTCTCATCCAAGTGATCAACAACCGCGCAATCCCACTGAAGCGAACATCCACACCAGAAGCATTCCGAGCACTCTCCGTTGAGCTTCTCGAACATTACGAATCGATGCTCGAAAACGTGTCCTCCCGAATCAGAAAGGAAATGATCAGGCTTCAATAGCTTTATGTAACCGGCGCGGGTTATGTATCGACCTCTTACAGGACGCGCATCAAACGTCCCAGTTTTTCTCATTCTTGAGTAGTGAGCTTCGCAAACACTGAACTTTTGTCTCGTAGCCTTTTTACCGCAATCCCCAACACTGCAGCATGGTAGATGCTCCAGGCGTTCTCGCTTCCGCGCTTCACGATAGTGAAGTCTGCACTTACTGGAGCAATGCTTTCTGTCCTTGCCCTTGCCAATTTGGTAGGAGAAGTGAGTGCCACAGTTTGGGCAAACCTTAGTCCTCATCATTTTTATGCCTTGTTGCCAAAGCCCCCATCTTCAGAGGCTGTCTTTGTTGAATGGCATGCAGCGCAAAGAGACTGCCAGTTGCTCTTCGAATCCCAAAACCTAACCTTGCAGCCTCTGTGGGGCACGATGTGATCCACGTCTGTGGCCGCTGTTACTCGCCCTTCTGACTGACATTTGACGCACAATGGATTGGCTTGAAGGAATCGGGCGCGGGCCTTCTGCCATTTGTATCCGTAACCACGCTCCGTGCTGCTGCCTCGGCGGCTCTCGTGTTGGCGTTTGTGCTGGTCTGCCAGGTGTTCATGCTTCTCGCAGAACCGCTTACCTCGGACCAAGGCACCGCACGCTGGGGCTGAGCACGGCTTCAGTGGGCGTCGGGGCATCAGTCGAGTGTGGAGCCGTCGAGGTACCTGGGCGGCTCCATGCCCTCATCATCCATGCCTTCCGCTTCTGCCATGGCCTGGATCAGTGCAGCGTTGCTGTCGGCCAGCTGTTGGATCGCGGCCGTCTGCTGGCGGATCGCGTCGATCAGCTCACTCATCTGCTCATCCATCAGTAAGCCTCATTGATCGCATCGATCAGCCCGTGCTGCCGGATCCTGCACTCGTGGTATTGGCTGCCCCATTCGCGCATGGTCAGTACCACGTCCCGGCCAGTGCCGTCAGTCAGTGGGGGCAAAGTGTTCGGCACCTTGGTCATCAGGCTCTCGGGGGGCTTCACCATTGGCGACTGAATGAAGCAACCGGAAAGCGTCACCATCAGGAGGCACGCACACGTTGCGGTAAACAGGCCTTTCAATCTCACGGATGATGCCTCTGTCGATAATTCGTTCGTTGGCTTTGAGGTCCTGGAGACGATCCTCTACCGTCCGGACCACCTTGCCCATATCGGAGCGGATGTCATCGGCGAGAGCCCGCTGGGCTTCCATGGCGATCAGGTCGCGTGAATCCTCGAACCACCCGCGGGCCATCCAGCTGCCAGCGGCGACACCGACGACACTGACGGCGATCAGGGCCGGCTTCAGGTAAGGGATCACTGGTCACCCGGCTTGCTGCGGTAAAACGTAACCACGGTCGCCAGAATGCCAATCACTGCGGTTACGATAGTTGCCACTGCGGCGCCGCCAATGACGGCCATGACCTCGGGGTCAGTAACCCGGAGAACGACGACCGTGATCAGCACGCAGGCCCAGATCAGGACCAGGCGCGGAATCAGTCGGTGTCTGCGCAGGAAATCAGGCATCAGTGGCCTTCCTCATCGTTCATGCGCCGGTGCAGCATCTGCATCTCGGAGTGAAGGGCTGTCATCTTGACGTTGCAGTCTTCCCGCTCACGCTGGAGCTCTGACCGGTGATAATTGGCCTGCTCCTTGAGCGCGATGTCGAGATCCGCCACCAGGGCGTTGAGCCGGCTGATTTCATCGGCCAGGTGCTTGATAAGGTTGCTTTCCCGTTCCGCCAGATCGGCATCCCGGGCAATGCGGTTGTGTGAGTTGACCTTGAAAAGGCCCAACGCGGCAAAGCAGGCGGCTGTGAATATGGCGCTGATCGCGGCCCAAATGCCGCCACCTTGGCTAAAGCTGTCGGCAATTGAACTCCAGGGCATTCTCTCGTCTCGGGTCATAGTGGCTCGGGGCTAAAGTCTGATCCTGTAGCTGACATCAGCCGGACTAAACGCTGCCGGTTCTCATGATTCTGGAAAGCTCATCGGATCGACCGCCGACCTGGCGCGCCCACAGGGAATCGAGCATTTGCTTGGCCGCCTCGCTGTAATCCTTTCGGTCGATAGCCCGCCACATCTTGCGGAAGCTCATCAGGCCGTAGAATCCGAGGTTGAAGCACATGTTTGTGATGACTGCCTGGCGAACCGGGTCCAGCCCGTTGAACTCATCGACAGTGCCCAGATACTTCAGCGCCTCATCGATGTCGTTGTCGAGCATCAGCTCCGCTTCTTCACGCGTAATTCCGACATCGTCAAGGTTTCGGCCATAGCCGATGGTGAGCTTGCCCACTGTGTCGCGATAGGGCTTCAGTCTCAGGCCTTCATGGCGCTCAAGCTGACTTTTGAGTAGCTGGCGGTCCATGAAATCCTCCGGGAATAAAAAAGCCCGCACGGAGGCGGGCAAGTCGAGCAGTGGGCGATGGCGCACAAAAAAACCGCCAGCTCCGAGGGGAGGGCGGTTTTTCGCGGTCATTTCGACCAGTTACCAAATAGTGTATCTGATGGACCCCTGTTGTCAACATGTTGTGTCAGGCTGCTTCTGTCTGGCGAAAACCCAACGCCGATTCCAGCTTTGCGTAGCCCTTGGTCACCCTTCTCTGGAACACCTTGACGGTGCAGTGAAGCAGCTGCGCGCAGGCCGTGTCGTTCCAGTAAATCTCATGCCTCTGTTCAGTGAATGGGTCAATCGCCACCTTGGTGCGGCCGCGGTAAAAACGATCAATACAGAGTGCATCAACCTGCTTCGGCGACTTCTCCGCCATCCTACTCAGGCGGTCGTAGGCCCTGGCGAACTCCTCGGGCATTTGTCGGAACCGGATCCGCTCCAGTTTCTCCGCCAGCATGCAGAAACCACTGAAGCCAGAACCGGACGGAGGCTTTCCCTCAAACTCTGCCCACATGCCCATGATGCTGCGGCCTTGGTGTGCGATCTGGTCGATCGTGTCCAGTCCCTGAAGGTAGGCAATGAATCGGTCAACCTCTCGCTGGGCGGCTTCACGGGCCCGGATCTGGTCTGCTGTCTTTCGGTTCTGGTCGGCCATCACGCAGCTCCTTTGATCGAGAATACATCCTGCTCAAATAGCGATCTCCATGTGCGCACCTGGGCGCGGCGGAGATACCAGTCTTTGTGCTCACGCTCAGCAGCGGGCCAATTCGCCCGGCCATCAATGACACTGTGGCAGGCATCGCAGGCAAAGCAGGCGGATAGGTCGTCGCTCTTTCTGGCAATGCCGTGGCTCTCATCAGGCAGGTGAGCCAGCACAGTGGTTGACCAGTCGCCATTGCAGACCCCGACGATCTGTAAGGTGCACGGTTTGTCTCTGGCGGCGTCCCTGATCTTCTTGGAGTGGATCGGTGTCGTCTTATGCAGCATGTCAGTCCCCGTGGTATCGTGATCCGGCCGCGCCGTAGCCTCGGCCATTATTCTCTGCCTTGATGTCCGCCAGCTGCTTCCTCAGATCCGCCAGCTGCTCACGTTTCTCGTTCAGCCGAATCCGGAGCTGAAGCACCAGGTTATCCAATGCCAGTGACTGGCCCGTTTCCTTGCAAACAACCCCTGACGATTCGCAGTAAGTACAGGGGACCTCATAAAACATCGGCTTCACCAGCCCCCGCCCGTTGCATATCGGGCAGCGCTTCAGAGGTCGCTTCTGCTGGGTAAATGCTGGGCCTGACCGTTTCTTCACGCAGCAGCCCTCTGCTTCTTCCGCTTTTGTCGTGGATCCTCCCAGCCCGCCAGCTCCAGCTCGATATCCATTGCCTCTTCACTGACGCCGTAGTGCTTGCAGAGATAGGTCTTGCTCAGCGTAGGCAACTGGGCATCGATCCGGGCCTTCTCCTTCACGCACTCACGGATAAGGGCCTGGTCATCTTCATCGAGGGCGGTCACCGGCATGTGCTCCCGGACGCGTTTGATGGTGGTGACGTGGCAGGCGAACTTCCCGGCCAGGCGCTTATCCGACAGCTCGTCAGAGTCGGCACGGAGGGTGGCGCCCCTCATGTAGTCCTTGGCGGCCAGCCGAACCTTCATTTTTGAGAGGTAGGATCTCGTCACGCAGCACCCCCAAGGCGTTTTACCTGTTTACCGATCGCAGATTCGAGGTATTCCTGTGTACCGCGCTGCCGGATCTGGGCTACACCTTGTTCACCACCGCCCTGGTAAACCAGCCGGGCACGATCCGGGTTGCCGATCATCACAGGCTCATCCCGGGGCCGGCCGCGCTCGAACTTGCTGTGCTGGCTGTTCTCATGTTCGCAAGTGCCGATCAGTTTGCGCGGGAACGTTGCTGGCGGCTGGATCGTGAAGCCCTGGTAAAGCTTCAGGAAGCTATTTCGGAGAAAGGGGTATTCCTTCTCGTCAGTCAGGGCGATCTTCTGCCAGCCGCCCAGGCGATCAATGGCCGCGTGAATCTTCGGATCGTCGAATACCACAGACCGGTAGTTGCCCACGCACCGGATCGCATGGTCGACCTTTGCCCAGGCTTCTCCGCCGGCGGACTGGCTGTTGCCGCTGATGTGCTTGATCACGTCGGCTGGCTTCGGTGGGAAGTGGCCAGTGTCAGGGTTGCGGATGTGAGCCGTGATGCCCTTCCGCACGTCCTCGATGCTGTAGGGGAGCAGGGCGCCAAATGACAGGTCCAACATGGAGTCGCTGACGCGCTGGCGATACATCGCATAGGTGGCGGTCCAGACTTCCTGGAACTCAACGCGGTCGTTATCGTTCATGGTCGTAAATCTCCCCGGTGGCTGGCTTCTTGCCCATGGCCCAGTTCATGCCGACTTCGCGGTTATGGGTTTCAACATCGTTGGAACTCGAAGGGCCGGCCTCCCTCTCGCGGTTGCGCTGCATGGCCAGCTGGCTCCACTTGTCGCGGAGCTTGTCCGGGCTCTGAACGTTGGCGGCCCAGAACGAGTGCTGACGGCACCAAGCGTACAGGGCCTTGATGTGACGGTGCTGCCGGCCCTCTTTCTCTCGCATCAGCCGGATAGTGTTCGCCCACCGGGAGTAATTCGGCTCTCTGGGGCGGTCGTCTCCCAGCTGCTCCACCAGCGCGTCCCACATCCACACGGCGAGGTCGAGGTCTTCCTGCGTTCCCCAGTACCGGCCGCTCTGGATCGCGGCACCTGGTCTTTCGGGCTCGACGGCACCAGCGGTGGTCTTTTCTTGGGACGGGGAAACATCGGTGTCCGGCCGATCAGGTCCGGACGTTCTTTCTGCCGTAATCTCTGTTGTAGTCTCTGTAGTAATCTCTGAAATAGATTGGCGCTTTCCGCCATTCTTGTCTGGCGCATCCGTACATTCTTGATTGGCGGAATCCGCCATACTGGGCGCACCATACGTGCAAACTTGATTGGCGGAATCCGCCAAACTGGCGTTTTTACTGGATTTATCGCCTTGATTGGCGCTTTCCGCCATTCTGGACGACAGGCCTGCAAGCGCCGATTCCACGGCTTCGATCTTCACCCGGAAATAGAGCCGGGCAGGAACCCCTCTGCGCTTCTCCTCGAGGAAACCAGCCTCAGTAAGTCGACGCCTGGCAGTTTCCTGCTCTCTGCGGGTCATACCGGTTTCCTGCTGCCACTCTGTCTGTGACTTGTAGAACCACCCGCCGGCGTCCCGGGTCCTGGTCCGCCAGTAGAGTGACTGGGAAAGCATCATGGCGCCGCACATGCCAAGGCCAAGATCAACAAAGGCCCGATTGAAGGCGATCGGCCGGGCCATTATCTCGATAATGCTCATGCCGCGGCCTCCTGGTCATCGATCAACGCATGGCTGTAGCGGCCATCCCAGTCCCTTTTCATATCAAGATTGCCTTTCTCGTATTCGGAATAGAGCCATTTCGCCCCTTTGATGGTCAGCACGACTTTCTCGCATAGCCGGCCTTCCTGAGTGGTGAACCGCCGCTCTGTGAACAGCTTGTCCCTGTAGGCAGCAGCGCTACGGTAGCCATGCTTGGTCCTGATGAGACGCTTCCGATCGACCAGCTGCTGGTGGACCCGCTGCGTGTTGACGCCGTTGAGCGATCGGCAGAAGGCAGCCGGGGTCAGACCCTCCTGGAGGTTCGCGGCCAGGTCGTTACAGACAACATTGAGCCGGTCCGTCTCGCTGCGGTAGTGGTTCACCTGTGAATTCAGATCCTCGAGCACGACTCTGGCGTGAGGACTGAGGTTCTGGATCCACGCCGGTGCGGTGTGCTGGTTCTCAAGCTCGTGCAGGCGCTTGATCACCTTGTGGCGCAGGGGAATGCTGTAACCTGTTACCAGCGTCTCGGTCAGTTCCTTGTTCAGGTAGATGCAGGAGGTGTAGCCCCGGCCATCACGCTCCTCACGGACATGACGCAAATCTGCGTCATCTCCCAGAGCGTCCAGCATGGCGCGAACGTCCCGCAAAACATCCCCGTGACGCTTGCCGGTCAGGCCAGCAATCTCCCGGCTGCTCATGGTGAGCTGGCCGTCGTTGCTTGTAGTCGCAAGTTGATTCATAATTACTCCCATCTCGTCCTCAAAACCCCGGTAGGCCTGCCAGCCCATGACCCGGGGTTTTGTTTTATTGGGCCTCTGGCCCTTTCCCCGTAATCACCACACGAATTTCCCCGCCTGGCTTCACGATCTCATCGCGTTTCAGGAAAGGGTGTGTCCGGAAGTGGCAGTCATCGATACCCAGCGCATCCGCCAGCCCATCACGGCCAGACTTGAACGCTGAAATCACGTTGTCGTCATCGCGTGCGCGGCGGTTGGGTGGGCAGAAGTCCAGGTAAACGTGTATCTCGTTGCCGGCTGCTACCAGGTCCCGCAGAGGCTGCAGGTTCCACTTGCCGGCCTGGATAGATTCCAGTGAGATCATCTTGCAGGTGTACCGATACATCTCGGCGGCCTTGGCCCTCTTGGCCCAGTGCCCGCGAGAATTCGGGCTCAGCGCCCGGGGCGGCCAGGGTAGGGTGATTTCGATTTGTTCTGGCATTGCCTACTCCGCTTCCGTAATGCAAAAACTGTGTTGACGTGACATGTCACGTTCTTTCGGAATACTTCCGGGCACTCCGCCAGCCGGGCCTTTCTCTCTTCGCGATCGGCGCCGGCGGCAACGTAGGCGTTCCATTCGCCGAGACTTTCAGAAGCTCTTTTTTTCATTGCTTCAACAAACACACATCCAGGAATGTCGTTTTTCTGAAAAAAGCTGGCGGGTTATCCGGTATCACCGCTGCATGCCTTTTGCCGGGAGGCTACCCAGACCCCCTACCGGTGGGAGCCACAAGTTCGCAATGTCATTGCGGTTGATGCGTCGGCCGGGTAACTCCCAACCCCTTACGCATCCGTGGAGGGCTCTACCTGACCCGCAGGCCTGGGGAGACCTACCAAGTCACCTTGGTCAAGGGAGCAGAGCCCTCCCGGATGCGGCCTGCCTTTCCAAGCTGTCAGCACGATCAACTGGGGCGGTAGTAGGTGAACCTTTGCCTCGTGCTGCTGGCGTTCTATCGCCGGGACCCTGTCCCCAGCTGCAATGTCGGCACCTCGGCGATCCTCTGCCTGGCCAGCTTTACCGGCTGCTTCTGATAGCGCTGCAGCTCGCGCTTGCATCAAACCCTGTACAGATATCCACCCGTAATCAGACGGGTATTCCGCCAGCTCGTGAATGGTTTAATGGAAACCATCAGGCGGCCTCCCCCGATCTTTCCGCCGGCAACCCGTCACTAGGATTCGGGTAGATATCTGGGCGAAGCTCGTGGGGAGTGACCTGCCAGTCAGACCCTTCACAAATGGACAGGGCTCGCTTCGGCGAAATGGGGCGGATCGCATGAACCATTTGGTAGAGGTATGCAGGGGCCACACCGATATGCTTTGCGAAGTCGGAGCGGCCGCCCGGGGGCAATTGATTTAAGAAATTTGAGAGTTTCATGAACGAGAATGTAGCTTTTGCTATATCTAACGTCAATAGCCAATGCGATATTAGCAGCCGCTATACTCGGCCTATGAATAGACGAGAAGCGCTGAAGCGCTTGATTGACGAAAGATTTGAGGGGAAGCAGTCCGACTTCGCAAGAGCGATCGGACGCTCGGCTTCGTCTGTCTGGCAGTGGTTGAATGGTCACCGAAATGTGGGCGAAAAAGTTGCAAGGGAAATAGAGAGGAAGCTGAGACTCCCTAGAGGGTATCTTGACGATGATCCTTATCAATTTGAGAAGGATTTGTTTGATTTTCTCAGTCAAGTTAAGGGCCAGCCGATCGATACAATTGAAGATCCGAGCGTTAGAGAAATAGCCAAAAGGATGGAAGGAGTAATTGTTCCGGCACCTTCTCAGCCAACAAGCGCCGACAACGAACTTGAGTTCATCGGCCACATGGACGCATGGGACAGCGATACACCTCTGGATGAGGACGAAGTTGAATTGCCGCTATTCCGGGAAGTCGAGCTGGCCGCCGGCGCGGGCCAGACTCAGGTAATTGAGAACCACGGCGCCAAACTCCGCTTCGCGAAATCCACGTTATCCAGGGCAGGGGTGGTTGAAGAGAACGCGGCCTGTGCTTTTGTCCGGGGCAACAGCATGGAGCCGGTTATGCCAGATGGCACCTGTGTTGGGGTTAATACCGGTGATACCGCTATACGGGATGGCGAGATCTACGCGATCGACCACGATGGCATGCTCAGGGTGAAGTACCTGCACCGTCGACCAGGTGGCGGGATCAAGATTGTCAGCCAGAATTCTTCAGAGCATGCCACTGAGGAATACTCGGCTCAGGCCGTAATTGATAACAACATCAGGGTCATCGGGCGTGTGTTCTGGTGGTCTGTTCTCAGGTGATCGCCTGAGGACCCCTCGTCAAGTGGGCGAGTATCGATAAAAAACAAATTCAAAAGGATTAATTAATGGCAGCGCAGTCGGACAATATATCCATCAGTTATGACGGGAAAGCCCACGAACAACACGAGATCGATATAACCGAGCTGGCCCAGAGCCTCGAGGGACTTGGCAACCTGGTGCAGGTCTCTAACAAGCTCATTAACGGAATAGACGCTCCCATAGATGTCAAAGTAACAGGTTTCAAGCCGGGGTCGTTTGAGTACCTGGTCGAGATCGTACAAACGGTTTCTCAGAATAAGGATGTTCTGCCGTTTATTGGTTTGGCTGCTGGGGCTGCAACGGCTGGCTCTTTGCTGGAAGTCTTGAAAAAGCTACGAGGCAGGAAGATTGATCTTGTAGAAGAGGCGGACGACTCTGGCTCTGTAACCCTGCATGTTGAGGGCGAGAAAGTCGTTTGCTCCAAAGAGGTGGATGCACTACTCGCATCCAAAGATGTCAGAAAGGCCGTGCAGGATCTGATATACGACCCGACCAGGGCTGAAGGTACAGAGGTTTTTAGAGTTAAGGACAGAAATGGAAAAGTCCTCCTACAAGAATCTAAGGGCGATGCCTCCAAGTACAAAGCCCCTTCAGCTCTCTATGCAGAACGGAAGAATAGCGAGGATTTTGAAGCCCAGATCAAATTTCTAACCGCTCATGCGGATAAGTCGAATCAGTGGCGAATCGAATATCTTGGTCAAACCCACAATGTTAGAATCAAAGATGAGCTTTTCCTACAGCTGATTCAAAGTCAGGAAAGCCCGAACCTGTTCGGCCAAAAATATACTGTTAAGCTAGAGAAAGTAGTAAAGGAGGCCCGGGGTCGGGAACCTAAAACTAGCTATGTGATCCAAAAGGTTTTTCATAAATCCCTCAAGTGAGGCCGGCGCTCTGCGCCAAGCGGGAGTACACACATGCTTACGAATCCAATCGCGATCTTAGCGTTCCTGGCCATGCTGCCAGCGCTTTTCGTGGTTAGTCGGGCGCTTACCCGCATGGTTATGGATGCGTTTTTTGAAGATCGCCTCCAGATCACTTTCAGATCGAATGATGGCCGGGTTTTTAGCAGGCAGATCAAGGTGTCTCGGGATCAGGAAATCGATCGTTTATTGACTGACATTGCCTATCAAGCCAAGCGGGATAGAGAGGTTGAGAAGCATTGACTCAGCCCGAGCAAAGTAACCCAGTAGGCAACAGGTTCGTTGAGGGCACTGGAGGCGGCGCTTTGGGCGTATTGCTGATCCAGGGTTTTCAGCTGATCGGTGATCAGACTCATCGTGAGCTAGCAATCTCCTCTGTCCCAGTCATATCGGTGTTTTCGGGTTACCTAATCCATTGCTGTTACCAGTATTTAGCGACCGACTGGCCGTTAAAGAGGATGAACAAGCAGTTTAATAAAACCGAAGCGCGGCTTAGGCGCCAGCTGAAGAAACAGGGCGTCTCTGAGGAGGAAAAAACGGTGATTAATGAAAAGCTTGTCAGTATTCAGAAGCTTCGTAGTGACGCCGAAATATCTAGAATACAACAAACCATTGAATCTGCGCCTGAGTCAGCTTCTTAGACTTTGAACTATTCCTTGAAAGAGTTAACAATATTCGTTGAGCTGCCGCTTGTACCGATCGATCTGCCCCTCCGATAGTTCCAGCCCATAAACTCTCACGATCCTGACAAACCTGCTGACGTACTGGCACCTCCCAGATGGCGGCAGCCAGTCTTCTGGGCCCCGGGCACCTTTCTGGCGATTAAGCGAGAGCTCCACGCTCCACAGGTTAACCGGATCGTTGGCGAATCTCTCCCGCTTTTCCCTGGACCAGGTATCGGCGCCGTTATCCCAGGCCCACTTGAGCGGCACCACGTGGTCTATATCGATATCTGAGGCGTTCTGTATCACCTTTCCGGTGAAGGGGCTTATCCAGCGGCCCGTGACCACCCTGCAGCGGCGTTCGTCCGCAAACCTGACCTGCGTGCTGGACTGGGCAATCAACGCCTCTGCGCGGCTGTTCTGGCAGTCTCCATCCGCATCATCCCATCCGTGACCGAACTTGCTTCTCTCATACCCTGATTCAGCTTTTGCCAGCATCGGGCTGGCGGATTGGCTGGTGGCCTGGTATCTGCTCATGTTCTTTGGCAGGCGCCCGCCGGCGGCCAGGCATGACTCCACAGTTTCATAGGGTCGGTAGTTCTTGGTCCGCTCGTAGTAGGAGCTGGCTGGCGGGTGGCAAATGCCCGAACTCGTTTTCTTGACCATGTCCGCCATGACTGAAGGTGAGCTAAATATCAGCAGGGCTGTGATTAGGCCAGTAAAGCTTCTGAGCACAATGTTCTCCTTTTTGGTGCAAGCAAAAGATACCGGATATCAGAAATTTAACAAACAGGTGAAAATTGTTAGCAAAAATATAGCAAAAGCTATTGACCAGTAAATATAGCTGTTGCTATTGTTCGCTCGTAACGTTGATCAGGGAGACAACATCATGGGTCGCAGACAAAAACCAACTTACCCCCGAATGGAAGTAGAGCTTGCGGATACAACAATGTTGCCGCCGCGCAGGGGCGAGGTCGTAATGCTGGCGGCCAGGGGATTAAGTGCAAAATCAATAGCGAAAGAGCTTGGCATTTCGCCGGCCACTGTTGATTGGCACATAGAAGAAGCCAAGGATCAGTTCCACGCAATGACTCGTCTCGATCTAATTTCTCAAGGTTGGATGCAGGGGTTGTTCAGAGCCCGGATGCTTGCCTGGATGCTCATGGCCTTTTCCATGATGCCGGCAATGCGCAGCAGACCCACGCCCCTGACCGGTACCCGTCCGCCAGCAGTCCGCAATGTGATTGGCCGAACTGCGATCCGCGAAATCCGCGCATAACCAGGAGAAAAACCATGGCAACTCTTACGATTGAACTGCCGGAGCAGGTGACCCAGGGCCAGATGATGCAGGTGCTGGAGTCGATCGGGTGTGAGCTGAGGCTTTCCAGTGACGGCAAGAACTACAAAGCGGTGCCGCGGGAGACCGGAAATGTTATCCGCATGCCGCCGCGCCTCCGGGAAGTCCGCCAGCCGGGAACAGGTGCGGCCTGATGAGCGACCTTTCACCCGTCGCCGTGGCGATCACCGGGGCAGCCATCCTCTGGCTGGCAATCGCAATTGAAACCACGAAGCAAAGGAGAAGACGGAATGCTGATTCTGACACGGCGGGAAGGCGAGGCCCTGGTGATCACGACACCCAGCGGGGAGCAGATCAAGGTTGCTCTCATCGAGAAGAGCGGCAGCCAGGTACGCATGGGGATTATCGCTAACCGGTCTGTAACCGTCGATCGGGAAGAGATTCATCTTCGCAAACAAGCAGAACGCTAATCCACGGAGGATTCGCTAGATGGCAAGCAATCTCAGCAAGCTTAACGACTCACTGTTCGACCAGCTCGACCGGCTGAACAATCCCAGCCTGAACGGCGATGCCCTCGAGGAAGAGCTCAAAAGGGCGCATGCGGTCACCAGCGTGAGCAAAGAAATCGTCTCCAGCTCCCGCCTGGTTCTCGATGCGGAGAAGCACCGCACCGAGATGGGGAGCCTCTACAAGATGCCCCAGATGCTGGAGAACAAGGAGTAATCGTCATGGCCGGGATGAAGTGGACACCGACAGCGGACCAGTGGCTGGCAGAAATGTACCCAGACACGCCAAACAGGACGATTGCGAAGGTGCTGGGCTGCAGTTATCTGGCCGTGAAGAACCGCGGCACGCTGCTTGGGCTGAAAAAGTCAGAGCGCTACATGGCCGAGACAAAGCCGGGGTGTTTCAAGAAAGGGCAGCCCACCTGGAACAAGGGTCTTAGCTATCAGCCAGGCGGCCGAATCAAAGATAGCCAGTTCAAGCGCGGGCATAAGCCGGTAAATCGGATGCCGGTCGGCAGTCATCGAGTGACCAAGGACGGAATCCTGCAGAGGAAGGTGTCGGATACCGGCTACGTTCCCCGGGATTGGCGCTCTGAGCATGTGTGCCGGTGGGAGGAGTACCACGACAGACCGGTTCCAAAGGGGCACATCGTTCGCTTCCGGGATGGTGACCGCGAGAACTTCGATGAGAACAACCTTGTTCTGGTGTCCCGGGGTGAGAACGCAATTTTGAACAAGTTCTATTCCATGCCAGGGGCGCCGGCGGAAAGCTTCGATGTGCTCCTGAACCTGGCCAAGATCAAGCTCGCGATGGGCAAGCGCAAGAAGGAGGTGGCTGCATGACCGCCTATACCCCCCCCCCAGATCAGGGTGTTACAGCACATGCGTGACACAGGGCAGTGCATCAACGTGGATGCGGCCGGTCGGGCCTTCATGTTAGACGGCATGCAGGTGAACCAGCTGACACTCCGGGCCTTGGTGAAGAAGCAGGCTCTCACCCCTTTCGGCAAAGACCTATTTGGGGAAGGGGTGACGGCTTACGCGATCGCTGACGAGGTAAAGGCAGCATGAATGACTCAACAGCCAGAACCATCCTCAGCCTCGATGAACGCCGGATCAGGGCAGAGCAAGAGAAACAGGCCGCGCTCCTGGAGCTGGCCGAGATGAACCACGAACTGAACATGCTCCGGTACATGCGCAGCCAGATCGTCGGCAGCCTGCTCGAGCGAAACAGAAACCGCGGCACCGAAAAGAGTGCACGCCACACGGTAAGCAAGATTGCGAGGATCATCCGGAATGGACAGTCAGATCGACCAGCTGCTGGCTGAGGCCGCAACCGAAGCCCTGATCAAACTGATCGAGCGCACCGGGCTGGCCTACATCCACAGCAGCGGATGTGCGGTCCTGAAAGATGGCACCTGGCTGCAACCCGAACAGTGGAACCAGTGGCTGGCACACCTTGAAAAAGTGGAGGAGGGCGAATGTTAACCGAAGAGCAACGCAACGAAGCGGTCAGCCTGCTGGGAACGTCGACAGAGGACTGTGCGCAGAACATCATGCGCAGTGTCGAGATCAACCCGTATCGCGGCCTGATGACTATTGCCAGCACCCTGGTTCATGCGAATCAGACCAACCGTGAGAACAAGGCGCACCGCCAGGCATTGATGAAGGCCGGCCGAAAAGCGCTGAAGGACCTGGGAGAGATCTGATGGCCATGACACCAACTGAGCGGAAACGCCGCCAGCGTGAGCGCCACAAGTTCCTGGACATGAAGCCATTCACCATGGAGCTGGCCGCCACTGAGAGGCAGGCGATCGAGGAGGCGGCAGGCCTCCGGGGATTCGATGACCAGACCGAGTACCTCCTTGTGCTGGTTTACAAAGATCGTGACATGTCACGAAAAGAAAACGTGTGTAGTTATCCCAAATGCCGGTGCCCGTTCGATATGGGGCCAGATGGTAAATGCTTGGTGGGGAAGCGTCGGAAACATGAGGTGGAGAATGGTTGAGAAGCGAATCCTAATCTTTGGCAATGATTTCGGCCTGAGCAATCGGCGTAAGGTCTTTTGTGGTTTTGACAGGCTCACAAACCAAGGGAGCCGGGATGTGGCTCTTCATCAATCCTTGGAACGCATCGGTTTGGTGAAAGTCCGGATCCAGCCACATATCGAAGTCTTCGTGCCTGAGCATGAGAGGGATGCTCTTCGGATGAATGTGACTGAACCGCGGATGTGGGGGCAGGGTGATAACGGTGAAGGAATTCACCTGCTCGTTACCAAAATGCCAGCTCTGCCACAGTCCTGCCAGTGCGGTGGCCTCGCCCTTAGGGTGGATGTTAAAGACCTGCTTTCCTCTTCCCTCGCCGAGGGACTGCCATTCATGGACGGCACTCACCGGGATCACGCAGCGGTGGCTGGGATAGGCCTTCTTCCAGAGAGGGCTGCTGGTCAATCGATCACTGCGGGCGTTGAAGGTGTGAAATTTCGGGTTGGGCCGGTAGCCGCGACCTTCCGGATGGGGCTCAATGAGCATCGACCAGACGCCTGGGACCAGATGCCGGTCACCCCCAGCCTCCATAACAAACTCGCCAGTACTGCCCGGGGAAACATTCAGCTGAGGGCGCGGGGCCGCATAGGGCATACCGAGCTCTTGCATCAGCTCTCCCACAACCGGGGAGTCGGTCACATTGTATCGGCCGCACATGGCGATTCCTCCATTGTATCGGCTTTCAGTATAGAACAGCGGGGTGGTCAATGAATCAGGCAGAGCTATTTCCTGTGGGTCCGCCAGCCCCAGCCCTAGACCATGGCGGTTGCATGCCACCAGCTGTTCAGGTCTATCGCGGTCATGAATTCCCGACAACTTACCTGGATGCTCACGGCATGCGCACGCTGAGGGTGCCCACACTGTTCTGGCTGATGGATCGGGTTACGGGTGCGCTGATCTCCGGGTCTGTTCACTGGTACGACCTGGCGCCTCTCGTCGGAGCTCCTGTTAATGCGTTCACTCTGTCCCGCAACCTGGAGCTGATGGAGTCGAGAGGCCTGATCCATGCGGAACCGGTCTACTTTGGGAGTTCATCCCCGCACCTGGGGAACTACCAGGGCTTTCAGTATCGCTATTCACTGCCAGACGAGGTGCCTTCATGACCGAAGTAATGATTCAGCCGCGGATTATCCGTGCCGGTCAGGCGCCGGCGTATTGCGGCATGGGGCGGGAGGTTTTCAATAAAGAAATCAGGCCGTACCTGACTGAAATTCCCATTGGCGATATCGGAAAAGGATTCGATCGCCTTGATTTGGACAGGGCCCTGGACGAGTATATTTCTCGGCGAGGGCGTGCTCCGGCCCAAAAATGGAGTGAAGTAACATGTCGAAAAGTGGGAACGGTCTCCGCCTCCGTGGCGGGACATGGCACATCGAGAAGCGAATTAACGGACGGAGGATTCGCGAAAGCACTGGAACGAGCGATCGGATAGAGGCAGAGCAATACCTCGTCCGAAGGCTCGAGGAAATCCGCCAGGCTTCGGTCTACGGTGTTCGGCCAAGCCGAATCTGGCGGGAGGCAGCTCTCAGGTATGCCCGGGAGTTTGCTCACAAGCGGAGTATAAAGCGAGACGTGCAGGATCTGAAGGCTCTGGATCCATACATCGGGAAGGTGCCGCTGACTCAGGTGCACTCCGGTACCCTGCAGCGCTTTATTGAAACGCGGCGGAAGGAGGGCGCGAAGTCGGCAACCGTCAACAGATCGCTGGCCGTGGCCCGGAGGATTCTCCGGCTCTGCGCTGAGTTGTGGCGGGACGAGTACGGGATGACCTGGCTGGAAACAGCGCCGATGATCCAGGACGTGGACTGGAAGGATTCCCGGGATCCGGCGCCGGTAACCTGGGCAGAGCAGGGCAGGCTGTTCCAGGAGCTGCCGGAGCACCTGAAGGATATGGCAGAGTTCGCCGTCCATACCGGGTGCCGGGAAAGCGAGATCTGCGCTCTGAAGTGGGAGTGGGAGGTATCGCTACCGGACAACGGGTTCGGTTTCATCCTGCCCGCTAGCGCCACGAAGAACGGCTGTGACCGGCTGGTGGTCCTGAACGCAACGGCGAGAGCCGTGGTAAACCGCCAGCGAGGAAAGCACGACCACCAGGTGTTCACGTTCAGCACACGGCCGGTGGCCTCTATCTTCAACAACGCCTGGCGCAAAGGGCGGAAGAAGGCAGGGCTCTCTCACGTTCGCGGGCACGATCTCCGGCACACCTTCGGCAGGCGGCTGAGGGCGGCAGGGGTCATGGAAGAAACCCGGGCAGAGCTGCTCGGCCACAAACGCGGATCGGTCACCACGCACTACTCGGCGGCGGAGGTTGCTGAACTGGTGAGAGCGGTGGAGCTGATCGCGGAAAAACGAGGACCGGATTCTGACGGCGTGGCCGTGGTGAAATTCCGGCATGGGCACAAAATGCCCACAGTAGAAAAAAGAAAGGCCGCTGAGTAAGCGGCCGAACCTTGAGAATACTGGTAGCAAGGGGCGGAGTCGAACCGCCGACCCCAGCATTATGAGTGCTGTGCTCTAACCAACTGAGCTACCTTGCCATTTCGCTTTGGGCATCGCCCCAAACGAGGCGCGTATTTTCAGTATTTGGGCCCACTCTGTCAAGGCTTCGTAGCTCACCACTTCTGCCCGGATGAACCCGCGTTCGAAGTCGGTGTGGATCACGCCGGCGGCCTGAGGCGCTGTAGCACCAATTTTGACGGTCCAGGCGCGGACTTCCTTCACCCCGGCGGTAAAGTAGGTCTGCAGGCCCAGCAGGCCGTAGCCGCCGCGAATGACGCGATCCAGGCCTGGCTCTTCCATACCCATCTCTTCCAGGAACATGGATTTTTCATCGTCTTCCAGTTCGGAGATTTCGGCCTCTATCTTGTTACAGATGGGTACTACCACGGCATTTTCCGATTCGGCGATCTTGCGCACCGTATCCAGATGCGGGTTGTTCTCGAACCCGTCTTCGCTGACGTTGGCAATGTACATGGTCGGCTTCACGGTCAGCAGGCAGAGTTCCCGGATCAGGGCCAT